CGCCGTCTGCCGCCGCCCCTGCACAGGCTGCCGCCGAGCAGGAATATAACGATACCCCCGCCGAGGAGAACGCCACAGAAAAGCCCGCAGCCGCCCATCTGGTGCCCGAAGACCTTGCCGACATGACCGTTGCCAATCTGAAGAAGATGACCGCCGACATGGGCATTGACACCAAGGCGCTGAAGACCAAGGACGCGCTGATTCAGGCAATCTGCGCCGAGGAGGTTTACCCCGGCGAACCTATGGACGGCCCCGATCTGGGCGCTGAAGCGCCCGTGGTGTGAGCGGGTTCCGTGACGCTGTGCAGGATGACCTGCATGGCGTTTTTTTGAACCTTGACGAGTTTGCCGAGCGCCACACGGTCATTTATGACGGCGAAACCTACGAGGATATCCCGGTAGTTATCACCGGGCTGCACGAGCGTGACCGCCGACAGCTGCAGAGCGACCATGCGCAGGGGCTGTACCTTGTGAGCCGCGTTATGCACTGCGCACTTGATGATCTGGGCGGCAATCAACCCGAAAAAGGCTGCCGTATCCGCATCAACGAGCGCGAGGGCGGCAGCTTTTTCCATGATTACTATGTGGCATCGTCCATCTGCGAGATGGGGATGCTGCGCGTAGAACTGGAGGATGTGGACGAATGAGCGTTTCTACCGCGTCCAACGGCGCTATCAACATCTACCTTACAGGCGGTGCGTTGGACAGGGCCGAGAAGATGCTGGCGGGTATACCCGGCGGCACCGAAAAGGCCGTGAAAAGCGCCATGAGCCGTGCTGTGAGCAATATGCGCAGTGGCTATGTCAAGGAAGTCCAGAAAAAATACGACATCAGCGGTGCCAACCTGCGGACCGACAAGAACATCAAATGCCGCTATTCCTACGCAAGCGGCAGCGTGACCGCTACCGTGACCTTTGCCGGGAAGAAAATTCCCTTGTATCGCTACAACGGAACGACCCCCAAGATTCCGAAATACGATACGAGCCGCCGTGTGCCTGTCGTTATCAAAAACGAGACGAAAATGGCGCACCCCGGCATCACGGCGCGGGCGCACATTTTCAAGGATACATCGCCGTACCTCATTGATGAGAGCTTTGTTGCTACGATGAAAAATACTCACACGGGCATTTTTGAACGTGACGGCACAACAATGGGAAACGGCGGCGATGGCATCACCGAGAAGATGGGCCTTTCCATCCCGCAGATGGTCGGAAACGAGGAAGTCCGCGAGAACATCGCCGATGAAGCGTGGAAGAAGTTCGATGAACGCCTTGACCATGAGATCATGGCGCTGATGAACGGCTGGAGGTGATGTGAATGACTACGCTGATTCTGTTGGACAGGCTGACAGAGTTTACCCGCGATGCGGTGAAGGATCTGCTGCTGCCTGCTCGTCAGCAGGAAAACGATGCCGAAGCCCCTGCCATGAGGGCGGCGGAGGTGTATAAAATGCGGCTGCCCGATTCCGGCAGTGCCAAGAAGAAAGCGCCGTACATCATCCACCAAGTCGTGACCACAAACGACTTGCAGCCGCAGGGCGAACGAATCCACGCCACGGCCAAGCTGCGCACGGTGTTCTGTGTGTACAGCCCCAACGAGGAAGAAGGCTCGTTGATGCTTTTGAGCCTTATGGAGCGGCTGCGCATTGCGCTGCTGAAGCAGGTCGTCATCGGCCACCAGTTTACGCTGGACACCACGGCGGGGCTGGAACGGCTGATGTATCTGGATGACACAGCGCCCTACTACATCGGAGAGATGGCGACAGAATGGATCCTGCCGCCTGTCCAGAGGGAGGTAAGCCCATGGGAACCAAACCCCAGACCATGACCGCTGACGGTGAGTTTTGCGTCTACCTTGGCCCGACCATCGTGGGGGTCATCCAGTACGGGGCCATCTACATGGGCAGCAAGGAGCAGGCTTTGGAGTCTGTCGCTGCTGCCATTGAGAAGTACCCGTTGATAGCGCGGCTGATCGTGACGAACAAAACGCTCGCCAAAGACCGCATCAAAATCAAAACACCGGGCAATCTGCTGTACGAAACGCGGCGGCAGCTGACCCGGAAATTTTAAGGAGGAAAACCTATGCCTACGAAACATGGCGTGTATACCACGCAGGCCGCTACCGGCGTGAGCACCCCGTCCGTTGCTGACAGCGGCATCCCGTTTGTTGTCGGCGCGGCCCCGGTGCAGTCTGCCGACAACTATTCTGCCGCAGCGCTGGGCCTGCCCGTGCTTTGCACCAGCTTTGCCGAAGCAAAAGCGGCGCTGGGGTACAGTGACGATTTTGCCAGCTATGACCTGTGCGAAGTGATGTATACCCACTTCCAGCTGTTCGGCTGCCAGCCCGTCATCCTGTGCAATATGCTGAATCCCGCCACGATGAAAGCAACTGTGACTGCTGCCGACATCAACCTGACCGACCACAAAGCGCTGCTGCCCATTGATGCCATCAATGATGCCTCGCTGGTCGTAAAGCCCAGCGCCAGCGGCAGCGCACTGACCAAGGGCACCGACTACGAGGCCTACTACAGCGGGGAGAACCTTGTCGTTGAAGCCATCGAGGGCGGCAGCGCCTATTCTGCCTCCAAGCTGAACATCGCCTACAACAAAGTGGACACCAGCAAGGTCACCAAGACCGTTGTTGCCGGTGGCTTTGCTGCGGTTGACAGCTGCATGAGCACCGTGGGCATCGTGCCCGACCTGCTGCTTGCCCCGAAGTACAGCAGCGAGAGCGAGGTTGCCGCCGTGATGGCAACCAAGGCGGGCGGCATCAACGGTATGTTCGGCGCTAAGGCGCTGGTCGATCTGGATACCGCCACCGCGAACAGTTACACCGCCGCTGTGTCCACCAAGGCCGACAAAGGCATGACCGATGCCAACGAGATCGTGTGCTGGCCTATGGCTACGCTCGGTGACCGCAAGCTGCACATGAGCTGCATTGTGGCTGGCCGCATGGCTGCCACCGACACCGACAATGCCGGTGTGCCCTACGAGAGCCCGTCCAACAAGGACGCGAAAATCGACGGCCTGTGCCTTGCCGACGGTACCGCCGTGGTGCTGACCTTTGAGCAGGCCAACGCACTGAACGGCGGCGGCATCGTGACTGCGCTTAACTTCATGGGAGCGTGGAAGGTCTGGGGCAACTACACCGGATGCTATCCGTCCAGCACCGACCCCAAGGACATGTTCATTCCGTGCGGGCGTATGTTCGCCTATGTGCAGAACACCATCATCCGTACCTGCTGGCAGTTCCTTGACAAGCCCATGAACCGCCGCCTGCTGGATACCATCACCGACACGGTGAATATCTGGCTGAACGGCCTTGTGGGCAGCGGCTACCTGCTGGGCGCCCGCGTGGAGATCAGTGAGGACGAGAACCCCGTGACCCAGCTGATGGCGGGCATCATCAAGATTCATGTCTACATGACCCCGGCCAGCCCGGCACAGGAAATCGACTTCGTTCTGGAGTATGATTCCAGCTATGTGACCAGCGCTCTGACCGCGTAAAGGAGGAATAAACAATGCCGAGAGTAGATCAGTCTACCATCAACTGGGCCGTCTATGAGGACAACACCGAGTACGCCGGCATGGCACAGGCCACGCTGCCGAACCTTACCGCGCTGACCCAGAGCATCAGCGGTGCGGGCATCGCGGGCAATGTCGATGCAGTCATTCTGGGCCACTTTGATGCCATGAGCATGACGCTGAACTACCGCACCATGACCGAGCAGGCTGTACGCCTGAGCGAGCCCCGCCGCCACAACATCGACCTGCGCTATGCTGTGCAGGATGAAGACCCTGTTGCGGCCGCTGTGCAGATTCGCGCCATCAAGCATATTCTGGTGGTTATCCCCAAGACGCATACCCCCGGTACTGTTGCCCCGGCTACCCCGGAGAACGGTACCGGCGAGTTCGCCGTGCGTTACTGGGCCACCTATATCGACGGCAAGAAAGTCCGCGAGATCGACCCGCTGAACTTTATCTGCCTGATCGATGGCACCGACTACCTGGCCGATGTCCGTAAGGCCCTGGGCAAGTAATTTGCCCGGCAAAATCCGCTGACCCTGCCTGTAGTTGCGTGACAGATGGCTCACACATTTATGACAACACCCCATGCTGGTCAGCAAATTACAGGCAAGTTAGATATGCCCGGAGAGAAGCCCTCTCCGGGCGTTTTTTTGAAGAATGAAAGGAGTTTGGCAAATGAGCGCCATTGACAACAAGCAGCTGAAAGCTGCACAGGCCGAGGCGGCAACCGCCACCGATACTTATACCCATGTGTTCAAGAAACCGTTCACCTATGAGGACAAGACCTACGAACAGCTGACGCTTGATTTCGGCAGCTTGACGGGGCGCGACTTCATGGCGATTGACCGTGAGGTGCGCGAGCGCGAAGGGCGTGTGCCCATTGTGCCGGTGTACGACACCAGTTTCCTGATGCGCATGGTCTGCCGCGCCAGCAAGGAGAAAATCGACTATGACACGATTGTTGCTGCACCGTTTGCAGAGTTCAACGCGATCCGCGATAAGGCGCGCAGTTTTTTGCTGCGCACGGAGATGTAATAGACCGGGACTGCCTGTGGCTGCGTAAGCAGTGCATGATGCTAGCCCGGAACTGTTGCACCCCCGTGGATTACTGGCTGTCAATGACACTGGCCGAGTTGCAGGTCTGGATTGATGCCAACAACGGCCTGTTTGACAAGGACAATACCAAACAATAACCCATAAAGGAGGCTGCCGTGGCAAGCCGTAAAGAATACGAAATGCTATTCCAGTTGGATGCAAAGCTCGGCAGCAGCTATACATCCACATTTTCCAAAGCAAAGAGCGGCCCCAGCGAACTGCAAAAGGAAATCCGCAGTTTGCAGAGTGTGCAGGCTGACATATCGGCCTACACCAAACAGCAGGCCGCCGTTGAAAAGACCCAAGCCAAGCTGGACAATCTGAACAAGCAGTATCAGTTGCTACAGCAGGAAATCAAGGAGACCAACGGCCCGACCACTTCCCTTGAACGCGAGAGCGCCAAGCTGGAGCAGCGCATTGGTGACACAAGCAATGCACTGGCGGCCCAAAAGGAAAAGCTGGGCGCGACTGCCAAATCGCTGAATGAGGCAGGCGTCGGCACGGACAATCTGGGCGCAAAAAGCCAAGATCTTGCTGATAAGCTGAACACCCTGCGGGCCAAGGAAGAAGCCGCAGCCGAGAGTGCCGAGGAATACGGCGATAAGGGCACGAGCTCCATCGAGGCCGTGTCGCAGGCATTTGCTGCCGCCAAAGTCTATGAAGCCCTTGAACAAATCAAGGATGCATACATGGACTGCATCGGCTCTGCCGGTGATTTTGAAGCGTCCATGAGCAATGTGGAGGCGTTGAGCGGCGCCAGCGGCGATCAGTTGCAAGCCCTGACCGATAAAGCCAAGGAGATGGGCGCGACCACCAAATTCACTGCCGGTGAATCGGCAGATGCACTGTCCTACATGGCGTTGGCCGGGTGGGATACCCAATCGATGCTGCAAGGCATCAGCCCCGTCATGGAGTTGGCCGCTGCGGCCAACATGGATCTGGCATCGGCCTCCGACATCGTGACCGACTACCTGACCGCATTCGGCCTGACGGCATCCGATACCACGCATTTTGTGGATGTGATGGCATACGCCATGAGTCACTCCAACACCAATGTGGAGCAGCTGGGCGAAGCCTACAAGGCATGCGCCGCAACTGCGAAATCCATGGGCTACTCTGTGGAGGAAACCACCGCGGTGCTGGCTACGATGGCGAACGCCGGTGTCAAGGGCGGCGAGGCCGGTACGGCTCTGAACGCCATTATGACCCGCCTTGCCACCAACACCAAGGGCTGCGCCGATGAGCTGAAAAAATACGGCGTAAGTATCTATGATTCGCAGGGCAACATGAACAGCCTGTCGGACATTCTGACAGGTTTGTCTGCCGTGTGGGACAACCTGACCGACCAAGAGCAGGCCAACCTTGCGAAAACCATTGCCGGCACGAACCAGTATTCCAAGCTGCAAACGATTATGGCCGGGTGCAGCGAACAGGCAGCCAAGGGCGGCCAGAGTTTCAGCGACTACGCCTCTGCACTTGAAAACTGCTCCGGCACTGCCGGGAAGATGGCCGGCACGATGCTGGACAATCTGAACGGCAAAATGACGCTGTTTGAATCTTCCGCAGACGGCTTGAAAATTGCTGTTGGTGAGCAGCTGACCCCTGCCATGAGCGACCTATACGAAGTGGGTGCAGATGTGCTTTCCGGCATGACCGAGTTTGTCAACGACAATCCCGGCGTGGTCAAGGGCATCACAACTATGGTCGGCATCATCGGAACAGCTACCGCTGGGCTGACCGGGTATGTGGCCGTTGCAGGTGTTGCAAAGGCTGTTACAGCCGCAATAGGTGCAACTGCTGCGGCCTCACTTGGGCCGATTGCGCTTGGTGTGGCCGGTATTGCCGCAGTAGCCGGTGCTTTCGTGGCTGTTACGAGTGCCGCAGATGCTGCGGTTGAGGCATCCGGTGACTGGCCACCGGCGCTGGACGAGATCACCACCGCTGCAAGTGGTGTGACCGATGCGCTGGACGATGCCAACGCCACCATGCAGGCCAGCGCCGAAACTACAATGGCGACTGCCGGCACGGCGGATCTGTACATCACCAAGCTGGAAGAAATGGGCGACTATGCCAAGCTGAGCGCCGATGACCAGCAGGAATACCGCAATGTGCTGACGCTGCTGTGTGACCTGATGCCCGATCTGGCCGGGTATATTGATACCACCACCGGTGAGATACAGGGCGGCACCACAGCGCTGCGCGGATATGCCAAGGCGTGGCAGGACAGCGCCAAGGCACAGGCCTACCAAGAGTTCATGTCCGATGTGTCGCAGCAGTACAACGATGTCACCAAGGAGCTGTACCAGAACCAGCTGAAGCTGACCGAGGCACAGACCAAGGGCGAAGCCGCCAGCAAGGGCATGGACGAGACCTATCAAAAGCTGCTGTCCACCCTGGGCATGACGGATGACGAATTCCAGAAAACCTACGGCAGCGTGAGTGCCATTGCGGGTGTTCACCTTGACCCCGAAATCGCTGACGAGGTTATGGACCTGCGCGACAGCTACGAGGAATATTCCAACCAGCAGCTGGAGGCCGCCGAGAATGAAAAGGTCTACCAGCAGGCCGTTGACGATGGCATCGCCAAACAGGGCGAGGCCCAGCAGGCCATTGAAGATGCGCAGACCGCCTACGAGAATCTGGAGGCTGCCCAATCCAGTGCCACAAGCTCTGCATCCGAGGGCGCGGCTGAACTCGGACAGGCCATCAGTGATGTGACAGTTGAAGCCGAAAAGCTGGTTGAAGCCTACAACACCGCCTATGATGCTGCCGAGAAATCCATCGGCGGCCAGTACGAGATTTGGGATAAGGCATCCAGCGTGAGTGCCACCAGCGTAGACACACTGAACAAAAACCTTGAAAGCCAGACCACCTACTGGCAGGACTATAACACCAACCTTGATACCCTGCGCGAAAAAGCCGGGAGCATAGAGGGCTTGAGTGATATGGTAGCCAGCTTCGCCGATGGCAGTAAGGAATCTGTGGACGCTATCGCCGGTATGGCCCAGGCGGCCCAGGATGGCGGCGGCAAGCTGGAAGCGATGGTGAAGAACTGGCAGGATCTGCAGCAGGCACAGAAAGATGCCAGCGGTGCGCTTGCCGATTTGACCACAGATTTCAGCGACAAAATGGATGAACTGGCTCAAAAGGCCGGTGACACCGTAGATGAACTGGACATGAGCACCGAGGCCGCCAAAAACGGAAAGGCTACAGTGCAGGCATTCATCGACAGTGCATCCAATATGCTGCCCGATGTGCAGACCGCCTATGCGAAGATTGGCACGGCTGCGGCCAATGCCCTGCAAAGCAAGCTGGACAAAGCCAACACCAGCGGACGCGCCCAGAAAACCGGCGCACAGGCCACAGGTACGCGCAATGCCGAACCCGGCTGGACGCTGGTTGGCGAGTACGGGCCGGAAATCGTCTACATGCAGGGCGGCGAGGGCGTTCTGAATGCCGCCCAGACCAAGGATGTGCTGCCCGCACTGGATGACCGCTACACCGATACCCGCGCTGAGAATGCCGAAGCGCCTGCCCCGAAAGAAACGGCGCAGGCTGCCGAGAGCGCCGCCGTCAACCCTCACGAGGGCATACGAAACGACACCAGAGCAGCCCAGACCCCTGCCACAACCGCGCGAGTGATGCCACAGACGGCTGATGGGCCCGCAGAGGCGGTCTCCGCGCCAGCTGTGAACCAACCCAAGGTAGACATACCCCAAGAGGTCGAGGCGGCGCAGGAACCTGTCTCCGCCGCCGTGGCAACCGATGTACCTGACACTGTGAGCGCGGCTGAACCATTTTCGGGAATTCCCGAAAATGGTATGCAGTACGCCGAGACTGTGCAGGCAGAGGACGCCTACCCGGCAAGTGCTGCTCAGCCCG